CGGGTCTTGAGGTCGGTGGCATCGACCGCCACGAAGTAGAGCACCCGAGAGGTGTCGCCGTTGGCAAGTCTCATTGCAGCACCCCGCCGAGCAGGGGCGCGGACAGGATGCCCGAGCTGCCGCCGGCCGCTGAGCCGTCGTCCACCTGGTCGATGATGAGGTGGATCCACGGGCGGCTGGTGTCAACGTCGGTCCAAGCGCCCCCGTTCAATCTCTTGCCCATGATGAAGTTCACTCCGCCGTCCACCCCGGCCATGTCAGCCGCTGCCTGGATGTCGAAGGTCTCTAGGCCGATGGGGTTGACGGTATTCGGGATGAGCGAGAGGTAGTAAAAGGTGTTAGCCGCGATGGTGTAGGGGGTGGTGAAGAGCACCCGGTGAGCGCCCTGGCTCAGCGAGTGGTCCCCGTCAATCACGCCGGAGGTCGCCCGCTCCGTGGTGCCTTCAAAGAGCTTGACGATGAAGTCCTCGCCGGCCTGCACGTTCATCACGACGCTGGCACCCTTGATGCGGGCCTTGAAGAGCAGCTTGAACTTCAGCGCGTACTCGTCGAAAGTGGCGGTGTCAACGTGGTAAGAGATGGCGTTGCGCGCCTTGATGGCCGCCGCGCCGCAGTAGTGAATAACGTCGCCGGAGTACTTGAGCGCCATAACCAAGCAAGATACGGTCTTAGTCCACGCGGCGCCGGTCTCGTCGTAAAAGTCACGATACATGCCCGGAACAGTAGGCATCTGGGTGACCCCGCTCATGATGTTGAGCGAGATGCTGCCGACCCCAGCGGCCTTGATGACCGCCGCGACGCGATTGCCTGCCGTGGCGCCGGTGGCCGCCGTGGCGAGCGTGGCCCACTGGAAGGTGCTGGCGAGCCCCGTGGGGTCGAAATCGGTCTTGGGGGCGCTGCCGCCGTAGGCCGTGCCGCTGGGGTCGCCGCTGACGTTCAAGGTCTCCAAGCCGACGCTGAGGTTGGCGGGGGTGGTGATGGTGCCAAAACCGAAACCGATCGCGATGATGGTCCCGGTGACCGGCACCTCGAAGACGAAGGCACACTGGTCCCCGTCTTCATTTACCGCTTGGTTTCCGATACCGGGACTGCTGCCGCTAGCGGGGCGGAAGTTCGCGGGGAGCACCAGCTCGGGAACGTTGACCATCGTCATGGCAGGCTGAACTCCATCCCGTCGATCGCCGCCTTGACCTCAGCCCAGGTCTTCCCCTGGGCCCGCAACTGCTTGACCGCCAGCCAGATCATCCCCTTGGCTGCCTCCTGCCAGTCCGAGATGTCGAAGTCCTCTCGCGTGCCCAGTAGCTCGAAGCTCAGCCCGTCGCTGCGGGTGAACCGGATGTGGACGTGCCCGCAGGTGCGCGGCGAGATGGCGACGGTGAAGGTCACGGGCTCGCCCAGGCCGGCCCGGCCCCGAAGTAGCTCTCAAACGCGATGGTTGCCATTTGCTCTTCCTATCCTTCCTGGATCGTCAGCCCCGCCAGGGATGTCTCTACGCGCTGCTTCAGCCCCTCGGCCACAGCACGGTCCCGCCAGGCCTCGACCCTCTGCCGCAGCCGCTGCATCGCCGCCTGGAGGTCTTCCGGGGTGTCACCATCGAAGCTCTCTTGCAACTGGGCGAGGGACACGGCGGGGGCGGCCTCGCGGTATACCTCTACCGTGACGGTGTGGCGGCCCAGGTGATCCAGGGCCATGTTGATCAAACGGGTCCTCAGGGCCATCGTCAGACTCAGGATGCTGTGCCGAGGTAGATGACGGTGAACTTCATGCCCGTCGCCTCGCCCAGAAGATCGAGAGAGCCGCCGGAGCTCTGGTAAACGAAGATCTCGACGTAGTCGTTGGCAGCCAGCGACAAGACCTGGCTGAAGCTCAGGCGGGCGTGGGTGCCCGCGCTCACCGCCGGGAGGGTCGGCCCTATTACGACCGGAGCGCCGTTGACCATGATTTCCAGACCGCGCCAGCCGGTGGCGTTGGCGGTGAAGGAGACGATGCCGCTCACGAGCCAGAGCCCGGCCTTGTTGACCGTCACCCGCGAGGTGTTCGTGGAGCCGTGCAGGCCGTCGGTGTCCTCGTACTCGCTGGCGGCCGGCCAGGCCACCGCCGTCCAGGTCGTATCGGCGATGGCCTGAACACCATCACGGTAGAGGCGGCATCTGGGCGTGGGGGCCTTGTGAATCCCTTCATTGGTGTGCTGAACAAGGGCCAGCCGATTGATCGTGTCCGACTTGCTCGGGTGACCGGCGCCCACCAGCTCCTCGTTGTACTGAGTCCTCTGGTCGGCAGCGTTGGCCGGCGCGGCCAGGGCCGCCACCAGGCACAGGGCCAGGAACAGATAGAATCTTCGTCTCATAACAACCTCCTTCGGTTACTCGATTCGCTCCCGGTTGCGCTCCCCGCCCGCCATGATCGAGCCGTCGGCCAGGTAAGCTCCGTCCGCCAGATACGCCCTGGTCAGGTAGGTGTTGAGGTCGGCCAGCTTGCCGCCCACGGCCGCCGCGTCCAGATCGACCTCGAGTTCCATGACGCGGCACAGCTGGTTGGCCAGCCACTCTCCCTCTTCATCGCGCAGGGCGCTGTGCGAGAAGGCCAGTACGTCACCCCGCTCCAGGTCGATCAGCCGGAAGGAGTCGTCCTGGAAGCTGTAGATCTTCAGGGGCACCTTCAACCAGTCGACGAACGCGCCCTGGACGGCCCGGGCGATGGCCTGGCTGCGTACCCACTTGAGCTCCACCGCGCGAACCAGCATCCCGTAGAGGCCCTGACTGGCGGGGTCGGCCTCGGTGGAGCCGTCGTCATAGGCCTGATAGGCCCCGGCCGCCCAGCTGTAGCAGTAGGAGGCCGCCACCTGGTTGACCAGGTTCTGCAGGTGGGCCTCCGCCGAGAAGCTCGCGAGGTAGGTCTCGCCCAGGTACGCCCCGATGTCGGCTTCCCGCACCGAGCCCGGCCCGTGCAAGAACTCGAAGGCGACCTGGTTCTGGTTGTCGAGCCACCACAACCCCAGGAAGGAGCTGAGCAGCTGGCTGAGGAAGCCCGCCGGGCTCAGGTCCTCGTTGATCACCCCGGCGGCCGCGTAGCCCTGGCTGGCGGCATAGTTGGCGGCCCTGGCCAGCAGCGTGGCGTTGAAGTCGGCGTCCCCGGCCCCGCAGAAGCTCCGCAGGTAGTCCTCGGCTATCTCCACCGGGTTGGTGATGAGCGTGCTGCCGCTCGCCCGGCCCTTGCAACGGATCGAGAGCGGCTCCTTACTCTCTTGGCTGCTGGTGAAGTAGAGATAGGCGATGGTGTTGCCTCCCCCGTCGATGTAGCTCGTCACCACCGTGTAGCCGGTCAGGACGTTCCCGTTCTTGTCGTAGACTACGAAGGTGTTGCCGTCGGCCGCGCTCAAGATGGCGCAGTCGGCAATCAGGTAGCTGTAGGTGGTCGTATCGATGCACGGGATGGTCCAGATGCCATAGACCCCACCCACGGTCAGATCGCCGTAAGGGATGGGCAGCACCGCCCCCGGGTCCCGCGGGTTGACGTAGCGCGAGGCCCGCGCGAGCACGAGCGGCTGATCGAGGGCCATCCCCAGCCAGGAGCCCTCCAGCTCGAGCATCATCTGGTCGCGCTGAGGATAGTGGTAGCGGACCACCCGGCCCCGGAACCGCCGCAGGAAGTCGTCGCCAGCCAGATCGGGGTAGCCGATGCGCACCTCGCCGATGGCCCCGATGATGTTCTCCTGGACCGCCATGAGGGAGAGCGCCCCGTCCGCGTTGTCCAGCAGGACCGAGTAGTTGCTTACCTCCACCTGGCCCATGCTCTCGTTAAGGCTGTCCGGGTTGGGCAGCTGCGACTCCCGCAGGGTGCCCCATCTCAAGACCCGCGGGGCGAACTCCAGCACCGGCTCCGAGCCCTCGCCGGCCGTAATGGAGCCGTCAGCCAGCCAGGAGCCGTCGGCCAGGCGGATCTGCTCCACGCCTGCCGTGCTCTCGTTGGGGGTCAGGTCACTCCAGATGCGCACCCCGTGACTGTTCCTCAAATGGAAGAGGAGCAAGGGCCGGCTGTTGGGCTGCTGCTGGCGCTCGAAGAAGTTCTTGGTGACCGCGTACATCGCCTAGAGGCTCACCCTCACCAGCTCTCGGCAGCCGAAAGAGCCCAACAGGCTGCCGGTGTGAACGCGCTTCCTCGAAAGGGTGCCGTCCAGGAAGACCAGATACGTCTCGCTGGCGACGCTGCTGTCCGGGGTGAAGAGGCAGGGGAGAGTCCTCTGACAGGCGATATCCCGCACGCCCTCGAAGAGGGTGTTCAGGCTGGTGAGCTCGCTGGAAAGCTTGTTGGCTATCTGCAGGCGCCATTCCCGCCATTGGCTGAAGAGCTGGACGCGCTCCACGCCCGCCTGGGAGCGGCTGCTCAGCTCCTGCATCACGTTGTCCTCCTCGGCCACGAGGACCGGCGCCAGGTCCTGGAACTCCAGGTAATCGCCCAGGTAGAGCTCCGAGGCCCTGATGTAGCCGTCCGGGTTGGAGGCATCGGTCACCGTGAGCCGCCACCACCGATAGGTCTCGTTCAGGAAGAAGCAGAGCACCCCCGCGGCCCAGGTGATGGCCTGGCTGTAGGGAGGCGCCCCCCAGTCGTCTGCGCTGTTGGCCTGCAGGGTGATGGTGGCCCCGCTGGTGATGTTGTGGTGGAGCAGGACGAACGCGCGCACCTGCCTGGCCGAGCCCAGGTCCGCCTTGAGCCAGACGGGGCTGTCCAGCCCGGCACTGCGGAAATCGCTGTTGGGGTTACCGTCGAGTAGCTTCCCTCGGCCGAAGGGCTTTCGGCACACGAACGTCCACTTGTCACCCAGGGCGAAGTCGTCGCCCGAGCCCGCGATGAACTTGATGCTGACCCCGTTGTTGAGGGCCGTGGGCGAGGTGGAAGTAGGTACGCCCGTGGCGTTCCAGTCGCCCGTGCCGTCCTTCCAGGCGAAGGTGGCCTGGCCGATCTCCGCGCCGCTGGCCACCGAGTCGATCTTAACCGTGTAGACCAGGTCCTCGGAGCCGATGTAGCTGCCCGAGGCCTCGGCAGCGGCGGAGCCGACCCCGTTCTTGACAGCCAGCCCCACGACGCCGGCCTTCTCCGAAGAGACCGTCAGCATCGAGGCTGCCAGGAAGGTCTGGTACATGAACCGGCAGGGCATCTAGTGCACCATCCCGTCGATGCGCCTGAACTCCGCCTTGAGGCTGCGGGCCAGCTTGCGCAGGGACATCTCGTCGGTGATGACGGCTCCCTCAAGGTGAACGTGGAGGTGAAGATCACGGTCGCCGCCGCTGCCCGGGGTGACCGTCTCGACGCCCTCCTCGCCGAAGTTGTAGCGCCGGCCGCTGCGGCCCACGCCGTAGATCGGCTCGGTGATGAGCCCGCCCCCGGCCATACGCACCGCCGGGACGTGGCTCATGGTCGCCGGGGCCGCCATGAGGCCAAGGTCGGTGCCCCACTCCTGGCGCACTTGGTAGAGCGTCTTGATGAGGGCCTGGACCTCGGGGCTCTCGGCGATGCCCTTGGCCTGCTTGATGATGGCCTGGATGCCCTGCTCCATCTCGGGGCCCCAGACCGCTTCCGGCCCGAACACGGTGCCGATGCGCTGCATGAGGGGACCCATCCGGCTCTGGATGACCGCCGTGTTCATCAGCGAGGCTGCCAGTCCGCCGTCGACCGCCTGGAAGACCCCCGCCTTGAGCGTCTGAGTCCAGGCCTGCACCGCGCTGGTGGCGTCCGGCTGCGTGAAGGCGTCGGCCAGGCTGCCACTCACGATCTGCGCCGAGGTCTGGGCGAGCTGCTCGGCAATTTGCGCGACGCTCTGGGCCCACTCCTGGAGCTTCTTCTGGTCGGCCTCCTCAAGCTCGGGGTGAGAGCCCCAGTACTGGAGGCTCAGCGACTGCCCGAAGGCGCTCAGGCGGCCGGGGGCGGTGGCCATCTCCGGCCAGCGGGCGTAGGGGCTGCCGTACTTGTCGGTCGGGCCGTAGTTGCTCAGTGTGGGCGGCCGGTTCCCCAGGACGAAGCCGTACTTGGTCAGCACGCGGTCGAGGTCGTCGACGGTCTCCTTGGCCCACTTGATGGTCTTGTGAGCCTCCGCCTTCTGGATGCTGTGCCCGAAGGCCGAACCGCCGAAGGCCCCGACGAGGGCCCCGATACCCGCCCCGATGACGGTGCCGATGCCGGGCAGGATCATGGTCCCTATCACCGCCCCGGCGACCCCACCACCCACCGCGCCCAACTCCTGGGTGCCGTGCGACTTCTTGTCGAAGGCCGCCTGGCCGGCCATGCTGCCGAGGCTGTACCCCAGATACGCCGCCGCGGCGGCTCCTGCCCACGCTCCCCCGGAGACGCCCGTCTGCGCCCCGAGCCAGCCCGACACGCCCGAGGCCGGGGCCGGGGCATAGCCGACGATGGCGCCGTTGGCCACGACGGGCACCATGCCGCCACCAACGCCCGCCGCCGTGGCCCCCGCGAAGCTCAGCCCCGTCTGCCAGGCCGCACCGCCGCCGGTCCCTCCAGTTCCGCCAGCCTGAGGCTGCATGGCCCAGGTGTTCGGGCCGGTCTGAACCAGGGCGGTGTTGCCCGTCCCGCCGCCGCCCAGGCCGAGGGAGCTCCACAGGCTGTTGCTCGCCCCCGACATTACCCGCCCCAGCCAGTCAGTCGCGGGCTTGAAGAGGTCCTCGATCATCTTTGCCTTGAGGCTGCGCAGCAGGTTCATCCAGTACTCGCCGGCCTTCCCGCTCTCCGTCATGAAGCCGACGAAGAAGTCATGAAAGCGGTCGCTCCAGGCGGCCGCCGCCGTCTTAGCCTCATCCTCCCAGGCCTGGGCAACCTCCCCGGATTCGAGCTGATCGACCTGGCTCTGCAAGGTCTGGCGCAGGCCGTCGGCCAGGAGCTTGTTCTCGCGGATGTCGCGGCGCAGGCGGTCGTGCTTGATGCGGATCTCCTCGATGGTGCGGGCCAGGCCCTCCTTGCCCCGCAGGCGCGTCTGGGTCTCCAGGTCATCGCCGATGCTGCGGGTGAGCTCCACCACCTTCGCCAGCTGCTCCTGGACGTCCTTGAGCACCCGGTCCATGTGCTCGTCGAGGATCTTGGCCTGCTGGGCGGCATAGGACTCGGTGATCTCGGTCGTGTCCTTGCCCGCCGCCTTGTAGATGGCTACCATCTCGTCGCGCCACCGCTTCAGCTCCGCCAGCTTGAAGTCGGTCTCCTCCAAGGTGGCCCGGTCGAGGGCGCGCATGACCTCCAGGTGAGCCTTTTTGTAGTCCTCAAGGGCCTTCTTGGCCCGCTCCAGCTCCTCGTCGCTGGGCAGGTTGAGGGCACCGCCGGTCGTTTGGCCTCCCGGGCCCGCGGTCGGGGCAGGCGCCGGCTCGCCCCAGCTCCGCGTTGCCCCCTTGCCACGGCTGCGGCCGCCCCCCAAGAAAGAGGGGCTCGCCGGGTGGCCGGTGAAGGGCCAGCCGTAGGCGGACAGCGGGTCCCTCGTCGTGTCGGCCTGCGAAGGCGGCAGGGCCTCGTAAAGGTCCTTCAGGTCCCGCTTGATGTCGTAGACCGTTTCCCGGGTGTATTCCAAGAACGCCATGACGGCGGCGACCTTGGGCCCTCCGATCATGAGACCGACGAGGCCGACCCCAGCTGGGCCGACCGCCTCCTCGGGGAGCAGGCTGAACAAGGAGAGGAGATCGCCGAGGGCCCCGCCGGTCTTCTCAATCGCAGATGGGATGTCCTGCTTCAGGAGCTTATCGTTCGCCTCGACCCACTTCTCAATGCCGGCCCCCGCTCGCTCGATAGTGGGGGTCAGGCTCTCTCCGAGGGTCGTGGCCACGCCGCCCAGGCGGTTCTTCAGGCGCTCCAGCTTGAAGGCGGCCGTCTCGGCCGCCCGGGCGAAGTCTCCCTCCACCGCCCCGGCCGAGCCCTCGACGGCCTTCCGGTTTTCCTCGAAGGCCTGGCTCAGGTTGCCGACCAGCGGGACAATGGCCTTGAACTCCCTGGCCGAAAAGCCCAGTCGGGTGAGGGCCTCGTTGCTGCCGCCGGTCCTCTCCTGTATCTCCTTGAGCATGGCCGCCAGGCCCTTGCTCTGGAGGGCGGCCGCGGAGAACTCCAGGCCCAGGGCCTTGGCCACCTTGGCCGCGTCCTTGCCCGGGTTCTTGATGGAGTCCACGGCCATTGAGAGGGACATCGCCGCCGAGGCGGCCGGCATGCCGGTCTGGGTGAGGGTGCTGAGAGCGGCCAGAAAGTCGGTCAGGGAGAGGCCGGTGCCCGCGAATTGAGCCCCGGCACGCCCCACGGCCCCGGAAAGCTCCTCGACGGAGAGCTTGCCCTTGTCGGCCGCCACGTTGATCATGTCGAAGACGCGCGGGGCGTCCTCCGCCTGGAGCCCGAAGGCCCGCAACACGGCCGTCCCCGACTCGACCACCGGCAGCAAGGGGGCGAAGTCCGCCTTGGCCGCCTTGGCCGCCGCCCCAACGAAGGCCACCGCCTTGCCGGCCTCGATCCCGCCCCTGAGGGCGGCCATCAGGCCCTCGGCCTTCTCCTTCCCGCTGCCCAGCTCCGGCCCCAGGGCCTTGAGCTGCTGCTCCATCCGGGCCATCTCCGCCGCCGAGAGGTCGGTCGTGTTGCGGAGCTTCGTCATGGCCACTTCGTAATCGGCGAAGCGCTTGATCATGGCGCCGACGGCGAAGGCCCCGCCCAGGCCGAGCAGGGCCGTGGAGAGGCCCATCACCTTGGCCCGCACCGTCTCCACCACGCCGCCCAGGCGGGCGAAGGCCTGGCCCGCCTTGCGCGAGCCCGCGTCGGCGGCCTCGCCGCTCTTCTGGGCCTGGGTGGAGACCTGGCCGATGCTCTGCTCGATCTTCTTGAGCGCGGCGGAGGCCTGGTCGATGGCCCTTATGACTATGGCAAGCTCTTCTTGCTCAGGCGGCACGCCGACCTCTCCTGCTCGGCCACTTGCTGGGCGATGACGGCCATCGCCTCCAGGAACTGCGGCGTCTGGTCCAGGACGCCGCCGGCGACGGGAAGGAACCCGTTACGGTAATGGCCGTAGAGCTTCAGCAGCCTCGCCACGTCCGCGGTGAGGTGCCTGACCGGGCAGCGGTGGATGCTCTCGCCGTCCAGGTCGAGAACCGGGGCCGGGGCCGGCTCCAGGCAGCCCCGCATGATCTTTTCGCTCTCGGAGCATGTGCGGCAGTCGAACTCGGCCGCCCGGCCGCTTAGCCACGCTCCGACCCGGAGTTTTTTCGCTGCTCCTCCGTGAGCTTGGCGTGCTCCGTGACGGCGTTGGCCAGCTCCACCCGCCACCGCGGGTGCAGCAAGTCCAGGCTGCGCTCGTCCTTCGGCGTGATGGGCACGAAGGGCACCGGGTTGCCGGCGGCGTCCTTGAAGTTCTCCCAGCCCACCAGGCCGAGGCGGAGGACCTCCAGGGTCTGCATGCCGGTGTTCAGGCGCACGCCCCCGCCCAGGTGGACGACCAGCATGTCCTCGATCTGCGCGAGCTGGCGGGCCGTGAGCGGCTTGAGCTTGAAGACCGTCGGCTCCGCGCTGTCGCGCTCCTCGCGCAGCACGTGGTCGAAAGTGGCGTCCGGATCGATGGCAACGACCATGAGGCCCTCCTACTTGAACGTGAGCACCAGCTCGTCATCACCGGCGTTGCCGGCGCAAGTGAACGGGATGTCGTAGATGCGCTGGCCGTCGCGGTCCCCCCAGGCGATCTGGTTGTACGAGACCTTCGGGGCGTCGATCTGGACTTTGTTGCCGGCCACCGAGCCCACCAGCGCCGTGAGGGCCATCTCAAGGCGGCTGTTCCAGTCGCCCCAGAAGTCATTGGTGGCCTCGAGGACCGTCTCCGGGTTGAACGAGCCGGCGCTGCGCCTGCCGGTGATGACGATCTGGCGGATGACGGCCGCCGTGTTGGCGTCCTTCAGGGCGGTGAGGTCGTTGTTGAGCGCCAGCTGAAGCCGCTCGAAGATGGCCGCATAGGCGCCGATGGTCATCCCCAGCCCCGCCACCGCGACCGGCTTGGTGGCGTCGAAGGTGCCGCTGACGATGGCCTGATCGACGGGGATCTGGAAGAGGCCCATGAAGCGGAAGTTGAGCAGCCCGTACTGGCCGGCCGCGAGGTCCACATCCACCGTGCCGCGGCAGCCGCAAACCTTGTGGAGCATGCCGTCGTAATAGACGTAGATCGTGCAGCTCTCGAACGCCGTCGAGACGGGCGCGTAGGCCACGCTGGTGGACGCCACGATGGTCTCCGACATGCCGCAGGCCCGCAGGAGTGGTCCGATCTCGGGAGCCGTCCCGGCCGCCCCGCTGCCCTTCAACTCGGCGGCGAAGGTGACCTCCACCGACTTGGCCCCCAGGATGGGAGTCAGCGGCGAGAGGTTCTGCTTGACGAAACGGCGATCGAGCAGCTCGCCGTCCACCCGCACGACAGGGTCGATACACAGGACCGCGTCGCCGGCCACCGGAACCGGATCGGTGCCGTACACGGTCTCAATCTTTGCGAGAAGGACGCTTCTTCGGGTCAGCATCCGCTGCCTCCTTTTCTGCCTTGTCCTGGGCCGGCTCGGGGTTCACGACCCTGGAGCCGCCCTCCCGGACCTGAAACGTGATGGTGGGCTTGTCCATCAGACTGCCTCCCTCATGGTTGCCTTGGTGAAGTACACGGCCTCGTAGACGACGTCGCCCTTCTCCGTGTCGGCCTCCACGCGGCCCTCGGACTCGAAGAGGTAGACGTCGCCGCTCGGGCTGGCCTTGCCCAGCAGGCGCTCGCGGGCGGCGTCCATCAGGTCGATGAGCAGGTCCTCGGCCTCGCCCAGGCTCCGCAGGTTGCGCTCGGTGAAGAAGATCGAGAAGCGGACCGGGCCCCGGGTCGTCTCCAGAGGCACCGTGCCCTGCGACGTGGCCCGCGGGATGCCCTGGTAGACGACATAGATGGCCGGGTGGACCAGCACGTCCTTGAGCTCCTCGGCGCTGGCCAGGGAGCCGATGGCCCGCACGTCCAGGCCCTCCAGCTTGGCGATGATGTCTTCTTTGATCTGCTTGACGAGGCCCATCAGTAGTCGTCCAGGCTCCCCGTGGAGCCGTCAGAGGCGCGGCCCACCGTGAAGGCGCGGTCGCCCTTGTCCGTGGTGGCCTTGGGCAGGTCGGCCGCGTTCGGGGCGGGCGCGGCCGTCCCCAGCGTCGCCTGGCCCTTGGAGACCTCCTTCAGCCAGGCAACGGCGTCTTTGTAAGCCAGGCGGCGGGGGTTGTCGGGGCCCAACTCCTTCCCCCGCCGCACGTGCAGGTTGTAGAGGGTGATGGCCACGGAGGCCTTCCGGACGGCGTCCGGCACAGGCGAGAGGGGCACCGGGTATTGCTGCCGGGCGTACGTGTCGATCTCGGCGTCCGCGTCGGCGATGGCCCGGCCCAGGACCGCCTCGTCCACCCAGCCCTTGCCGCTCTCATTCGTGAGCTGGATGAGCTGCAGCTCGCTGCTCTGCTGGAGGACGTCGTCCTTGGCGCAGTAGGCCACCACTACTCCCCGCCCTTGTTCTTGGCAGCCTTGACCTGTTTCCCGGCCCCTGGGCCGCCTTCGCCCTCGGGTCCGGCCGATGAGCCGGCCCCGGAAGAGGCGCCGTCCTGGGCCGCCGTAGGGCCTCCGGGGGGCGTCCAGCCCTTGGGGGCCGGGACCACGCTCGCGCCGAGGGCCTCGGCCTCCTTGACGGTCAGCTCGATCGCGTCTCCGGGGCCATAGAGGATAGCCTCCGTGGCCCCCTTGGCGCCGTGCTTGATATGCGTGCCCTGCACGATGTAGTTGGGCATCTGTGCGCCTCCCTTACGCCACGGCGTCCTGGATGAAGTAGCCCAGATAGCTGGCGATGATCTTCTCG